TAATCCTTTTTTTGGAGCTAATTTACGCGCTAGGTTATTTGAACAAATAAATACAGGAAATGCTAATTCTTTGAAAAAGCAAGTAGAAGATGATTTAAAGCAATTTTTTCCTTTAGTTAGTATTCAAAAATTAGAAGTAACAAATAATGAAGATGAAAATTCATTTAATGTTACTTTAACATATAATGTAGTGAATTTTGGTATAAATGATACCATCAATCTAACAGTACAATAATGGCAGAAATAAGAGATATAACATACATTAATAGAGATTTTGCTGATCTAAAGACTACTCTTATAGATTATGCTAAAACTTATTTCCCTAACACTTACAATGATTTTACTCCATCTTCACCAGGAATGTTATTTATGGAGATGGCAGCTTATGTAGGTGATGTTTTATCTTTCTATCTTGACAATCAAATCCAGGAAACCTTTATCCAATATGCTAGACAAAAAGAAAACTTGTTTAGTTTAGCCTATATGTTAGGATATAGACCTAAAGTAACAACAGCTGCTTCTGTTGATTTAGACTTTTACCAAACTATACCAGCAATATCTGTAGGAGCATCCCAAGTACCAGATTATAGTTATTCTCTACAAGTAGCAGAAAATACTAGGGTATCTACTGCTGGAGCTAATGCAACTAATTTTATAATTCAAGATAAAATAGATTTTTCATACAGTAGTTCATCAGATCCTACTGAAGTATCTGTTTATATTATAGCAGGTAATCAGCCTACTTCTTTTTTATTAAAAAAAACAAGAAAATCTATTTCTGCTACTATTAATACTACTACTTTTACTTTTGGGACTCCTCAACGTTTTTCAACAGTAGAAATAAGTACTCCTAATATAATAGGAATATTAGATATTACAGATAGTGATGGAAATATATGGTATGAGGTACCTAATTTAGCTCAAGATTTAGTATATGATACTATTAGAAATACTAATCCTAATGATCCTAATTATTCATCAGATACCGATGTACCTTACTTATTACAAGTAAGATCAATTCAAAGAAGATTTGTAACTAGATTTTTAAACGATACTACTTTACAAATTCAATTTGGAGCAGGTACAACTAATAATGTAGATGAAGAAATAATCCCTAATCCTAATAATGTAGGTTTAGGATTACCCTTTGAACAAGATAAATTAACAACTGCTTTTTCCCCATTAAATTTTATATTTACTGATTCTTATGGAATTGCTCCTGCTAATACTACTTTAACAGTAAGATATTTAACTGGTGGTGGATTGACAGCAAATGTAGCAGCTAATACTCTAACAACATTAGATACTTCAGGAGTAACCTTTATAAATTCAAATTTAGCTAATAATACAATAGCTCAATCAGTATTTAACTCAATAGCCGTTACTAACCCAGTAGCAGCTAATGGAGGAAAAGATGGAGATACTGTTGAAGAATTAAGATTAAATTCTTTAGGAACTTTTCAAAATCAATTAAGAACAGTAACTAAAGATGATTATCTAATTAGAGCATTGAGTATGCCTCCTGAATTAGGAGCTATTTCTAAAGCATTTGCTGCTCCTGAAACTATACAAGAATTAACTATTGGTGAATTACCAACAGTAATGACATTATATGTTTTAGGATATGATATTAATAAAAAACTAACTACTGCATCTACTGCATTAAAACAAAATCTAAGAACTTATTTATCACAATATAGAATGATAAATGATTCTGTAAAAATTAAAGATGCATTTATTATTGATATAGGAATTAATTTTGATATAATTACTTATCCTAATTATAATAATAATGAAGTTATATTAAGATGTATAAATGCATTAGCTGATTATTTTGCTATTGATAAATGGCAAATTAATGAACCTATTATAATAAAAGATTTATCTATTCTTTTAGATAAAGTAGATGGAGTTCAAACAGTTAAGAATATAGAAATAGTAAATAAAACAGGATCTTCTTTAGGATATAGTGATTATGGATATGACATAAAAGCAGCTACATTAAATGGAGTAGTTTACCCCTCTATAGATCCTATGATTTTTGAATTAAAATATCCTCAACAAGACATTCAAGGTCGCATAGTAACACTATAACATGGCAATATATAAAATATTCCCTTCTAAAGACGCTACTATATATTCACAATATCCTGTAATGAATACAGGTAGAGATGAAATTTTAGAAGCTAGTTTAGAAGTAAATGGAACTCCTAATCCTTTACCTCAAACTAGTAGGTTTTTGATACAATTTGATACTACTGAAATAAATGATATTATTTCTAATAAAATAAGTGGATCTGTATGGCAGTCTAATTTAAAATTATTTGTTGCTAATATAGAAGCATTAAACGCCTCTACCACTTTAGAAACCTACCCAATATCAGGATCATGGAATATGGGATTAGGAAAATTTGGAGATGACCCTTCAGGATTAAATGGAGTAAGTTGGATATATCAAGCTTCTTCGGGTAGTCAACCTTGGGCTACAAATGGATTTTCTACTTATGTAACAGCTTCATATTCATCTTCTACTGAACCCGGAGGTGGAACTTGGTATACTGGTTCTTCTAATAATACAGTTTTACCTTTGTCTAGTTCTCAAGAATTTTCATTCTATACTAGCAAGGATTTAAATATGAACGTAACTAATATAGTTAAAGCTTGGGTTAGTGGAACTATAGAAAATAATGGATTTATAGTAAAACAACAAACAGAATTTGTTAATGATATAAATACCCAACCAAAAATAAAATATTTTTCAAGAGACACTCATACTATATATCCTCCTCAATTAGAATTTAGATGGAGAGATTATACATTTAATACAGGATCTTCAACTCAAACAATATTAAATACTTTACCTGCTACAATAACTTTATCAGAAAATCCAGGAGTATTTTACCAAAATAGCATAAATAGATTCAGATTAAATAGTAGACCTGAATATCCCGCTCGTGTATATCAAACAGCTTCTATTTATTCTACTTATTCTTATTTACCTACTGCATCTTATTATGCAATTCAAGATTTATCAACAAATGAGTTTGTTATAGATTTTAACGAACAATTTACTCAAATTAGTGCAGATTCAACAAGTAATTATTTTGATATTTATATGAGCGGGTTAGAACCTGAAAGATATTATAAAATTGTAATTAAGACTACAATAAATGGTTCTACTTTAATATTTGATAATAATTATTATTTCAAAGTAATAAATGGCTGAAAATATTAACTTAAACAGAAATGTATTTGATAAAAATGCATTTAAAAATACAGTAGATACTAATTTTACTCAATTAGTTTCTACTCCTGATCCCACCTTTTTTGATATTAACCTTGCTACTGTAGAAGATTTTTTTATCTTATATGAAAAATTTTTTTATGAAATCCCTCAATTTGGCGCGGTAGAGTCTCATGAATATTTAATAAAAACAAGTACCGATTATATAGGATTTAGGCAAACAAATGAAAACATACAAGCACTACTAGAAGAAATAACATCATTGAGACAAGAAATATTGGATATTCAATTAGCATCTATTAGTGAAGCTTCTCCCCAATCAGAAGTATCTAATAATATATCTTCTCTTAGAGAAAGAATATCAGGAACCACATCACAAATAACAACCTTTACTCGATAAGTAAAAAATGGCATTATTACCATCAGCATCTATAATTAATGTAGATCCTAATACTCTGCAACCACAAACTTTTAGCCCGGTTGATGGGGATATTATTCCTAATTTTGAAATAAATAGTTTATTTGATCCTCAAGTAGATATAATCGAATTTTTCATTTATGATTCAAATAATAATCTTCTAACCTCAAATTATAATTTTACAGATTGGAGTTTAAATCAAGAATCATCTACTACAAATCCTGGAGAATTAGAAGTACTAATCTTAGATCCATTAAATGATGCTGTAAATAATGGGTATGATTTAGGAGAAATTAATCTAATATATAATTTTATATCTAACAAATTAGGTTCTTCTAATATTACTACTTATTATATAGATGAGATTTCATCTGACAGAACTGAACTTAGGTTAAAATCTAATAATATTCAAATAGATTTATCTAGTAGCTTTTCTGAATTTAGTTCTAGTATATTATCCAATAATGAATATTTTGACGAATTTTACTTAAATTTTGGCGATAACAATTATGTTATAGGTATAAATGCTTTACTTGAATCTTCTAGTAGTATTCTAATAAAATTATATGAGCCTTTATTGCCCCAATTTGGAGTAGATTCAACCTGTTACGTAGTAACTAAAACTGCAGAATCAGTTGCCTATAATATACAATTTAATAATACAATTGATATTGTTGATCCTACTATTCCTATAAGAGGTCCTAACTATAATATAGAAATAAAAAATTTAGGAGGAGCAGCAACTAATTATACCACTCAAAATGATATAATTAACTCTCCCGTAACTACTTCTCAATATCAAATAAGTAGTATTCTAAATACTAAAGGAGTAGAAATAAATGCTGATTATACTGATTTCTCAACCTTTGTTCATTTCTCATCTGCTGAAAAAAGATTAGAAAATTTTTATTATAAAATTAAATCTATTGAAGATTATCAAAATGATTTAAACAATATATTAAGCATATCAGGAAATACTCAATCTACTTTTGCTGTATCTTCAAGCAAAAATATAATTCAATCTCAAATTGATAATATTATTACTAATTTAGATGGATATGAATATTATCTTTATTACGAATCAAGTTCATGGGCTTGGCCTAAATCTAATTCTCTATACCCTTATATATTAGAATCTACTGGAAGTTCTAATGTAATTTCTTGGTATAACAACATAATAGAATCAGCCTCTATTTTTGATGATTCCAACCAAAATAATTTGATATACACCATCCCTGAATTTATTAGAGAAGACTCAGATAATATAAATTATGAGTCATTTATCTATATGATGGGGCAATTCTTTGATATCTTATGGCTTCATACTAAAGGAATAACTGATAAACTAAACTCAGATAATAGATTATTAGCTGGGGTATCAAAAGATTTAGTAGCAGATGTCATCAAATCTTTAGGAGTTGAAACTTACACCAATAATTATTCTTTACAGAATTTATACACTGCATTTATAGGTGTAGATTCTTTGGGTAGTTATTTACCTCCAACCGGTAGTGAGTTAATTACCAACTATATAGCAGTAAATTCTGGGTCTTTTCCGTATAGTATTGATGAGGTAAATAAAGAAATATATAAACGTTTATACCACAATATATCATATATTTTAAAGAAAAAGGGTACAGTACAAGCCATAAGAGAATTAGCTAACATATACGGTATACCTCCTACCATTTTAAGAATAAGTGAATTTGGAGGTAGAGATAAACTCCAAGATACTGGAGATTATTATCAAGATATATTTAATTATGCCTATACTACTATTAGTAGTAGCATAAGAATCCCTTTTAGTACTAATCCTAATAGCATACTTAGTCCTATATCTCCTCGTACTGTATTACTAAGGTTTAAAACCCCTACTTTTTTTTCAAATCAAGATTATGTAACCATACCTAGTCAATCTCTGTTTCAATTAGGTATAGTAGGATCAGGAAACCCTGAAGACTCAATTCCTGTTAAACCTTTTGCTTTAACCATTCAATATACTGGGTCACTATCATCAGGTTCATATTCAGGATCTATAATAGACCCATATTATCAATATGGTAATGTTACTTTTTTCTTATCAGGTTCTACTGGAACGGTTTATTCTTCAAGTATATATTTTCCTATATTTAATGAAGATTGGTGGTCTATTATGGTTAGAAGAAGTAACACAGGAATAGATTTATTTGTAAAAAATAAGGCGTATAATGGATTTGATGGAAACATAATAGGATTCCAAGCCTCTTCTAGTATAATAACCAGTGATACAGGAAGTTGGGTAACCCCATTTACTGGGGTATCATCTATAGGACTTGCCCCTAATAGAAGAGCAATTCTGAGAGTAGGAGGAGGATCAAACTATTCTTATGGTACTAAAAGTTTTACCTTCTTTAGTGGTTCACTTCAAGAACTTAGATATTATGATATTTCTTTAAATGAAAGTGCTTTTGATTCTTATGTATTAAATCCCTTATCTATAGAAGGAAATGATTTACCTGATGCTTTTTCTCCTACTAAAGATACTTCTTATGACAGATTAAGATTTAGAGCACCTTTAGGCGCGGATTTAATAGGAGGAACTACTCAAAGTCTATTTGACAATAGTTTGTTTTTTAATAATAATTGTTTTGATTTAAAATCAATACACCCTGCAGTAACAGGTTCTATGCCTACTCAATCATCATGGCCCGAGGGTTATGGTGGTGGTTTTGTAACTGATTCTAGCAGATATTTATTACCTACTACTTCTTCATTAAATATTAGTTGGTCATTTCAACCCAACGTTGAAACTATTTTTATAAAAGAACCTGTAGCAGGTATAAAAAATAGAGTAACTAATAAAATTCAATTAGAACAAAATATTGCCCCGGGGAATACTTTATCTAGTTTAATTTCAATCCAACAAAACAATTTACCTCAAAGCGGAACTTATACTAGTGATGTTAATTATTTAGAAGTAGTATTTTCACCTCAAAATGAAATAAATGATGATATATCAGACCAATTAGGTGGATTTAACATAGGAGAATACATATCACCTGATGAAATTTATGGTTCTTCATCATTAACTTATTATCCTGCATTGCAGGATTTAAGTAAAGATTACTTTAAAAAATATATTCATCCTTATAATACTTGGGATTATATTAGATTAATAAAATTTTACGATAATTCGTTATTTAAATTAATTAAAGATTTTGTCCCTGCTAGAACTACTTTATCTTCAGGTATTCTAATAAAACAACATTTATTAGAAAGAAATAGATATGCTCTTCCTGATCCTGATGCTACTACTACTATTACTTATATAACTAGTGCTAGTGTAAATAATATAGAATATGATTTAGGAAATATATTATTAACAGCATCAATTAATAGTACTCCTGGTTTATTAAATGGACAAAAAATATACATTGCTTCTAGTGATTATGAATCTAATCCTGTAGAAACATTTATTGGAGGAACAGCAGGTGTTATGCCTTCTGCTTCTAGTCTTTTTGGACCCTTAGGTTCAAGTTCATTTAGTGGGTTAAATTCACAAATAACACAAAGTTGGAGTGGATTTAATAATACTAGAGTTGGTTTAGTACCATTTACTCAATCAACTCAAGATGAATTTTATAATGGTGAATTTAGTGGATCT